ATGTTTGGCATTAAACTGTTACATTCTGATGATTTTATAAAATCGGCGTCATCGTTTGGTTGTTTTCTTGCCATCATGGACAAACAAACCAACAAAAACCATGTGTACAATCTTAGCACTCAGGTACAAAGATTTGAGCTCATTGACATCGATCAGGTGGCAAATTTGGCAAATTCGGTTCAAAATGGTGCCATCAGTGCCACTGTTGGCACGCTGCTTGTTGGGGCGGGCGTTTTGCCTGCACTGGTTGCCCTGTCTATTGGTGCTGGGCTGCCCAATCGTACCAAAGACGCTTATGTTTGTCATATTGAGTTTGACGATAGCAAATCTGCCATTTTACAATTAAGCAAGCACAAATATCAGCAGTTTTTAAAACACATCGCTTAACGACCCAATCACGACCAAAACCCACCCAATGCGGTGGGTTTTTTTACTTAAAGGATGACAACATGGCACTGGCAATTAACATTGTGCTTGGAGCAAATACGGTTCATTTTAGCCGTAACATCCAAAAAGCCACCCAAAACGCCAAAAAATACTTACAAGGCTTTGCCTTACTTGCCTACATGCAAGCGGCGGATAAAGACAAATTGGTGCAGGATTTTCTCATCATTGACCCAAACCCCATGACGGACGAACAAAAAAAGCCTTTACTAAGCGCTTTGTAAATGAGATTAAGCAGTCTCTAAGTCGTGGGCGAACAGACGCTTAGGAAATTTTTACCAAAAGCAGTAAGTTTAATAATGCCTTTTTGTATCTCAATCTTGGATTCCAAACCTTTCATCACCTGATCAAGTTTTTCAGATCGCTCATCTTTGTTTAGAATCTTGCCTTCGAATTCAATTTTCAAGTCGGGATTTTGAAGTATGGAGATATCTAGGTTTAGAGCCTCATGCTCCTTGTTTAACGCTGAAGTCATTTCTTGATAGGGTGCTGAATGATAAAAAGACTCGTATTCTGAATCATCTGTCAAATAATCATTGTATGTTATATCGATTAATTTAAGGCGTGATAGATTATCAATCGATGGCGCTATCAGATCCTGATCTGATACTTCAGGATTGCCCAAAAATACATGCTGATAAAGCATATGATAGCTGTTACTTTCTTGCCTGATAATATTCGCAATTGGCGATATATTCTTGGCACTATCTTGGTTTAAGTATTTTAAATTTTTAGCATCTAACGGGCTGAGTGATTTGATAATCTCTACAAACGCATGATGCATCTGCCCATCTTTTCTCTCATCCATGGCTGACACAATCAAATTGGCAAACATTTCGCGAATGTTCTCTTCGTTCATATGAAATCGGCTGGCTTCCAACGCTGGGCCGATAATTGCCACATTGGGGTCTTTGAGTGCATTTGCTGGTATTTTTTCAATACCGGTCTGAATGTTGTTCTGCATGGCTTGTATATTCATTGCTTGTTGAGCCTTAATGCTTTCAACTTTATAATGCCACTTGTGACCATATACCACAAACCAAATATCTTGCAAGGTTTGCAAAGGTCCATTTAGCAAACCAACTGATGCAGCGCCACTCACAGCACCTGTGATAGCTGGTATTAAATGAAAGGTTTCTGCTGTCACGGCTATTACTCCTAAATTTTCTTCAATATGCGTTTGGTGATCTTAAATTCATTACCACCGCTCAAGACGGCTGACACTCCACACCCAGCCAATCACTTCAAACTCACCATCGCTGATCTGCTGCTTGGTGGCGACCTGCTCAGGAAATTCAGCGGCATTATCGCTGACGATACGCACGCCACCATCAGGCAGTCGGTACAGACGCTTACATAAGCACAGCTCCCCAAAGCGAATCGCAAAAATCCGCCCATCTTTGACTTCTTTTCGTCCTTTATCGATATAGATGGTGTCGCCATCTTGTACATAGGGCGTCATACTGTCATCGCACGCAGTGACAGCATAGGCATTGATGGGCATCACACCCAGATTGCTCAAGGTGCGTCTGCCCATGCGCAGCTTACGACCCTCAAGCGGTGCATCACCATTGACTGCACCATGCCCACAAGCAAAGGCAATGTCTTTATAAAAAGGGATCTCAGCTTCATCATCATCCAGTGGGGTGCTATCGTCCCATTCAGTGATAGGGGTGAGTTTATCATTATTTTTTGTCATCTCACCTTCGCCGTAATCAAGCCAAGTTATAGGTACACCAAGACATTGCGTAAGCAGTTTCATTTTGTCGTTTCTTGGCTTGGCTTGACCTTTGGAATAACGGCGTATCATTTTAGGAAATTGATCAGCCTTGGCTCGCTCACTTGGCATCACGCCTTGGGCATTGAGTAAATGAGATAAAAACAATCCGCCAAGGGGTAGATGCTTAGCTATTGAGCAAGCGATAGGCGGTAAGGTAAAAGCGGAAGACTTGCGTCCTGATATTAATTGGGAATATGTCAGAGAACAACAAAAAAACCCCTAGTAGCAACTAGGGGCGGTGTCCATTTTCGGATTAACTTAAGGAAAGTTAAATGAACGAATTTATTATACCAAACTCTAATTATGTGAGCAATGCTTTTAGTAATGTCGCACAGATTTTGACGCCCAAGAGCGAGAAATCGCTGAATTTATCAAAAAAGGTGGCAAAGTCATCAATCTTGACAACACCGAACAGCCAAAGAAAAAATCAGCAAAAAAGCGTAATTTTAACAACCAGGGATAAATAGCAAAATGCACCTTGTTTTGTGCTATCTAAAAAGGTCAGGTAAGCGTATGACTGGCTTACAAATTCAAGAAAAATTCGGCATATCGGCAACAACTTTAGGTAGTCAAACAAGGCTACTGAACGCACAAGCAAGCAAACAGTACAATCAAAACAGCAACCCAAGCAGAAAATGAAACATCAGCACAGCACAGCCAAGCATCTTTATGTGTTGCCAATATTAACGAAGGCTTTTTATCACTATTAAACTGGTGCAATAGATACACAGGGGCAAAGCATCCACCGAAATTTGTTATTAGACAGCAATTTAGCCAACATGCGGTTGATATTGGCTTATTAACACAGCTATCAGGTTTAATTGACGCAGGCAAGCTGCCTAAATCTGTACTGTATGATAAAGCCCGTGAGTTTAATTTAATCAGTGGCGAGCTTAGCAATGATGAAATAGATGGCTTAATTGAACAACCGAGCATGACTTATGAAGCATTTAATCAATTTAGAAAGGTTCAAGGTTCATCTGGCAAATAAGTTTAAAACCACACTTAATGAAATTGATGAGTTTTTACAATTGGTGGTATTTCGTCATGAAATTAGTGAGCTTAACTATAAAGAATTTGAGTTATTGATTGGCGAAAGTAAGCAGAAGCTCTTGGGCTTTTTGGCAGGTTACGCCTTGGAGTTAACCCAAGATTGGCAGGAGCTATACGATTACAGCTATACGCTTGAAACCAAAATGATTGATGATGATAAGCCAGATACGCTAAACATGAATGAGCCACAATTTGATGCAGACAGCCCCATCAAGCTATCTGCTCAGGTTGGTGTAATGCTTAATCAGATTTTGGCTAAGTTTGGTGATGAACAAAGCACAAAGATAAGTAATGCCATCAGCTATGCTTATACCAACGGCTTGACCAACCAAGAGCTTATTCAGATTATCCGAGGTACACGCAAAAACCGTTACCAAGATGGCATTTTGGCAATCACAACACGCCATGCCAAGACCATTGCTCACACAGGTACAGCCATTGTTGCAAATCAAGCCAAACAGCAATTTATTCATGATAACAAAGACATCATCAAAGGCATTAAAGTCATTGCAACCTTGGATTTACGCACCAGTAGCATTTGTAGGGGTTTAGATGGGGTGTTTATGCCTTTGGACAAAGCACGATATCCGCCCTATCATTTTAATTGCCGTTCAAGTTTTGAGATTGTCTATGATGGCTATCAAACGCCCAAACAGCGAGCGAGCATGGATGGGGTGGTTAAAAACCAAAGCTATTATGAATGGCTAAAAAATCAGCCTGCCCAATATCAAGATGAAGTGCTTGGCAAAACCCGAGCGAAGTTATTTCGTGATGGTGGCATGACGGTAGAGCGGTTTAGGGCGTTACAGCTTGATAAGCATTTCACCCCCTTAACGCTTGAACAAATGAGAGCATTAGAACCCAAAGCATTTAAAAAGGCAAGCATCCATTAGGATGCTTTTTTATCATCCGCTGTTTGTAACAGCAAAATCAAGGTAGTAACCGATGAACCTAGAAGAACTTTTAAAGTCGTTAGGACTTGACGATGAAGCGATTGGCAAGGTGGTAGAAGCAACCAAACCCGACCAAGCCCAAGCCGAAGAAATCGAACGTTTGCGAAAACACAACGAAACGCTACTTGGCGAGAAAAAAGCCGAAAGCGAAAAACGCCGTGCCGAACAAACCGAAAAAGAGCGACTTGCCGAAGAGACTGCACGCAAAAAGGGGGATTTTGAGGCACTAGAAAAGCAGTATCAAGCCAAAATCCAAGAGTTAAACGAGCAAATCGCTAAGCGTGATAAAGAGCGTGATGAGAATTTGGTCAAATCACACGCCCAAAAGCTGTCAAGTCAGTTAAGCGACAATCCTGCTAACCAAGAGATTTTACAAATACTCATTGAAAAGCGTCTGTCTGCCAAAGATGGTCAGCTAAGCGTGTTAGATGACAGTGGTGCTGTATCTATCATGACCCTTGACGATTTGGCAAAACAAATGCAAAACTGTGGTAAATACGACAGCTTAATCATTGGCACAAAATCCTGTGGTACAGGTTCAAACGGTCAATCAGCTAAGCGAGCAGGTGATTACAGTGAACAAGAGCGATTAGCACTTGCCCACTCAAACCCTGCTTTATTTAATCAATTATTTTTGGAGTAATTCATGGCAAAATTAAGAGAGATTTTTAATAAAAATGTCACCTTGTCTTATCAGGTTAAAGACAATCTACAGCGGTCAAAGTTTTGGCAATCAGGGGCATTTGTCTCAGATGCACGCTTACGCCCCCTGCTAAACAGCGGTTCATTAACCTTTGATGTGCCTTTTATCCACCCCATTGATGGCAACTTAGAAGCGAACTATTCCAACACCATCATGACAGATATTGCGATGCCACGCTCAATCGAAGGCAGTAAATCAAAAGGGCGTTTGGCACTGTTAAATGAGGGCTTTATTGAAAGCCGTCTTGAAAGCTATTTGATGGGTCAATCACCGCTAAAACTCATGGCACAGATGATTGATGACTATTGGCTGACACAAGCTGAAAACCGTGCCATTGCTACCTTGTTTGGTCTTTTAAATTATGACCAATCTAATGGTAAGAAGTTATCTACTGACATATCAAAGGCAACTGCTGATGATTCATCAGGCTTTGATGTTCATGCGTTTATTGATGCTGAGGGTAGCCTAGATGAGATGCACCAAGGGTCAGGCTTGATGATTGTTCATCCTTTGATTGCAACTAAGATGAGAAAACAGCGACTACTTGAGAGAGTAACCACCGCTGATGATTTAAAGCCCATTGATATGTATAACGGTCGCAGGCTTATCCAGTCAAAGCGTGCCACGGTCATAGGCACAGGCAAAAACGCCAAATATGTCTCTTATTTGTTAGGGGCTGGGGCATTTGCTGCTGATATGGTTGCAGGGCATGATGATTTGGAGCTTGAACGCACAGCGAACACAGGCAACGGCTCAGGTCATACCACGCTATGGACACGCCGTAACATGCTTATCCACCCCCAAGGGTTTAGCTTCATCGCTGAGCCTAGTACGCTAACAGGTGGCACAAAAAATGAAGCGCTGTCACCGAGTTGGACAGACTTAACCACAGCGGCAAACTGGCGATTGGACGCTGATGCTGATGCTACCCCCATTCGCTTTTTAATCACCAACCTATAAGGAGAAATTCATGTCATTACCAAAAGATAAGGTTAAGCCTGCTTTTAATTTTACCTATCCATCAGAGCGAGCGTATTTTGATGAAAGCAAAAGCACGCTGACTAACGCACAGGTAACAGACCCTGCCAAAAGTGGGGCAGATTATGGCATCAAAGACCCACAGGCCACCGAAGCACTGACAGGTACAAAGAGCGAGACCGCTAAGGTTGAATAACAGCCAAACAGCACGAACAAAAGCCCCATCTGTTTTAGGTGGGGTTTTTAGGATGAAACAATGATAACACTTGATGATTTAACAGACATTGATAAGGCTGATGAACAAACCGTGGTTATTGTCAATGCGTGGCTAAATAAGCATAAAATTAGGGCATTTGATAAGACCCCTGACCCCATCAGGCAAGCAGGTAGGTACATTGCCAAAGCATGGCTTGGTGGGGATTTGTTTGCCACACGCACCGAAGGACAGGTCATCTCAAAGTCATCAAAGGCAGGTGATGTGTCTGTTTCAAAAACCTATGCAGATGGACAGATGGGGCAGGCTATGAGCCAAAACGAGCAAATCGCTTTAGCACTTATTGAGCCGTATTTACAACAGCCTTTGGGAATGTTTGGCTTGCCTTTGGTTAGGGTGTGAAATGGGATTAAATGCTGAAATTAGTACTGAAATTACCCAAGCCTTTGATACTGATTTAAAAGATGCTGTCAAAGACTTCACAGGCAGGCGTGTCATCTTATCTGATGATGATTGGGCGGTTAATGATACCCAAGTACTATCTACCATCAATTACAGCGGTAGGGGCGTTTTTACAGGCTTTTACGCCCATGAGATTGATAACAAGACCATCATGCAACAAGATACCAAGCTAATTTGTTTGCAAAGTGAGCTGACAGACAGACCGCAGATGAACGATAGCATTAATCAGATGAAAGTGATGAATATCAGCCAAGACCCAGCAGGTATCTGTTATTTCATACAGCTTAGGGGGACAAATGGGGATTAAGTGGCATAAAAAAATCACGGTTGAACCCATTGCTGATAAGATTGACGCCACTTATCGCAAATTTGCCATTGACTGTTATAACAATGTCATCGCTCTAAGTCCTGTGCGTAAAGGGCGTTACAAAAATGCCCATCATATCAGCATTGGCAGTCCTAGCTATGCCGAGACAGGCGGTGGCATTGAACTTGTCTTAGGTCTGCCAAAACACACCTACCCACTCATCTACATTCAAAACAACCTGCCCTATGCGTTGCGACTTGAACACGGCTGGTCACAACAAGCCCCAACAGGGGTGTACGGTAATGCCTTTAACAGTGCCATCGCCAATTTGGGTTAATCAAGCTGTCTTTGATATGCACGCACAGCATCCATGATGAGCTGATTTTGGGGAATGTTTAAGCGTTTGGATAAGTTTTCTATTAAGCTAATGTCATCAATATGTAGCTTTAAGCCTTTGGTTTTAAAGCCACGCTTAGCATCAGAGTCAGCGGTACGCTGTGTTTGGCTTTTTGGGGTGCTTGTGATTTTTGGCATGGTTTAATCTCCTAGGTTGTGCAGTCGCAAGCCCCACGATGTCGCTGTGAGACTTGCGTTGTGTTGATTAGAGCTTGACTTAACTGCTAGATTTTAGTAAGATAATCAACACAAGGATAATTGCGATTTGTATGAAAGTTTTCATCGCTTTTTCCTTCTGCTAGTGAGTGTACAGTAGCTTGGTTGTTCCAGCAACCTTGCTACCACCTCCAAGACTGATAATACCTTGTCTTGTTGGTGTATATTGTAAGCTAACCAACAAATAAAGTCAATCATTTTCTATAAAATGTTTGGCTTTTTTATTGCCAAAAAAATGATTGACAAAACAAACCGCTTATCATCAGATAGGCGGTTTTTTATTGGATAAAACATGAACAGTTTTCACATTGAACAAACGCTACTGACGCATATCAAAGCTTGGGAGCATTTTGATGATGTCCCCTTAGCCAAAGAAAACCGAAACTTTAAACCCCCTGATGGCATTTGGGGCAGGGTTACAATTTTGGGTGGTGTCAATCAAGTACGCAGTATTAGCAATACGCCTAATATCCTGCAACAAGGCACGCTGGTGATACAGCTGTTTTGCCCACAGGATTTAGGCACGGTTAAGATTAAGATATGGTCGGATAGCCTAGCCCAATATCTAAAAGCAAAACAGTTAGGACGGCTTGAACTATTAGCCCCCAGCATCATCAATGTGCCGTCTAATGACGGTATTTATCAAATAAATGTGAGTGTGCCGTATCGGTACTATTAGGAGATTTTATGAAATTAATCACTGCATCTGTTTTAACAGCCCTACTTACTTCATTTGTTGCCACCCGAACGGTACAAGCAACACCGCTCAACCGTCAAGAATACAATGATTTGCGTGGGTGGCAAGTGCCTGACAATGAAAATCCTAACGATGACGGCTATCTTGTCGTTAATGCAGGTGTGTCCGAACGCAATGTGGACGGCTTTGATGGTTATGTGTCGTGGTTACCCAAACTTGCGTTTGAAGAGCAATATAAAAACGACAATTTAACCTTTGGGCAAGCGGTGGAGTTGTTAAAAGGCGGTAAAAAAGTCGCTCGTAAAGGTTGGAATGGCAAGGGTATGTATTTGTTGCTTGCTACCGACATTGATTTTAAGACTAAGGCTAATTTGTCAGATATGCAGAATGAAAATGGCGAACTGACCGTGCCATCTATCACGATGAAAACAGCAGACAATAAATTTGCAGTCGGTTGGCTTGCCAGTCAAACTGATATGTTGGCAGAAGATTGGGTTGTCGTACAGTAATATTAACAGCCCATAGGGCTTAGGAGTAGAAATTATGTCTAGTGGAGCATTTGTTAAAACGGCGTATGCCAAACAAACAGGCGAAACCCTGCCTAAAACTGGCTGGAAAACCTTACCAAATATCAGTAATGGGCTAACCGTTGCCACAGAGCTTACAAACAGTGAAATGCTGTCAGGCTCACGCATGGCAAAAGCAGGCATGGTAACATCAGCAAGTGTGCAGGGCGATATTGAGACCGAGCTTATGTTTGGGGCGTATGATGAATTAATTGCTGCTGCTTTTTGGAGTGAATGGTCAGCAGGTGCTAGCCCTAATACGCTAAGCGTTGGTGCAACAAAACATCAGTTTGCTATAGCCAAGGATTTTAGCGATATTAATGTTAACCATGTCTTTACAGGATGCGTTGTATCAAGCTTTGGTCTGACGATTGATACTTCAAGCTTGATCAAGCTAAAGTTTGGCATGACAGGTCTAGGCTATCAAGAAAGTAAAACGGAATCATTTGCCAAAACACCGACCGCCCAAGCAGATACCGCTAAGGCAAGCGGTTTGTCTATTGGCGAGATTAAAGTTAATGGCACAAAACTTGATGTGTGTGTTGAAAGCTTTAGTTTTGAGCTTGATAACCAAACAGAAGTACAAAAGTGCTTGGGCGATAATATCTATGGTGGTAATATCTTAGCCATGCTTACCAACATTACAGGCTCTATGACGATTGCTTATAGCCAAAAAGCCCATGAGATGATTAGTAACCAAATGACAGGGACAACGCTAAGCCTTGAGTTGCCGATTAAGTTTGGTAATAGTAAGTATGTGATTAAAATCCCCAAATTTCAGGTATCAGGCGAAATCCCAAGCCCATCAGGCACAGATTTGGTTACCGTGGATTTGTCTTACACGGTGGTTGATGAAAGCCCAGTGATTGAGAAACATACCGCCTAATCAGTGATAAAACAAAAGCCTAGCTACTGCAAATAGCTAGGCTTTTTTATTAACCCCTTTTGGCAGATAAAAGGAATTAACTTGTGGAATATATTACCATAATTGTGGATTTTATGAAATATTTAATTGAAAAACACGGCTTATTTGTCATTTGGCTGATGGTGGCAAGTCTGATTACGCTTTATAAGCTGGATATGATTTTAACCGCCGTTCATTTGTTTTTTAATTAAGATGGGCAATATTATCCATACGATTCGATAAACTTTAAGGAAAAAATAACATGGCATTTGATTTAACACTCTTAAAAAAAGACGCTAAGATGAGTGCTAAGCGTGAGATTGAATTTGATGGGCTTGAATTGACGCTTGAAATTCAAGCAAGCGAAGCATTTAAACGAGCCGCCGCTGAAGTACAAAAGATAGCAAACACGCCCAAAAAGGTAACCAAAGACAGCTTAAAGCGTGGCAACCAAGATGAAATTGGCGAGTATGAAGCCATGCTATTTATCTTAGGTGAGTATTGTATCAGTCAATGGAATGTTACCGCTGATGGTGAGCCATTAGCCATCAATGGCGATAACTTTTTAATTTTGCTTGACCAAGGTTTTGAAAAAGACAAATTAACACAGTTTATTACCTTGCTATTTGAAACTTATGCCAGCCTTAGCCAAGAATTTGAAGACAACAAGGCAAAACTGGTAAAAAAGTCCACGACTGCTACCAATGGGAAAAAATCAGGGTAACACTTACCCCAAACCGTATTGAAAGCTATCAGCGGTTGGGGATTGATTTACCCACGCCTGCCGCTGCCGATGTATATGTTGACAATGTCTTTATGGTTTTTGCCCTAGCAAACCGAGCAAGGCGATACACCCAAGGCATCGCTTTGCCCTTGTCTGTGCGTGATGTTTGTGATGTTTGTGAGCATTATCAAAGCTTATTGCCCAGGGCGTGGCTGTTTGAGCTTATTTTTATGCTTGATGATTTATGGCTTGATGAGTATAACAAAAGCTCTAAGAAAACTTAGGGCTTTATTTCAAAAAAATATCTTAACAAACAAGAAAAAATGTTGTAAAGTTATAACTCCGATTAACTAGGGAGTTATTGAATGAAAAAGCTTTTTAAATTTATTTTGATTGCGGTCATTGCCCTGATTGGTCTTGGCATCATCATTGGTATGCTGTCAGGCGGCGATAATAATAACCAATCAGCGTCAAACAACACAGCGGAACCAGCAGCACCTGCTGAGCCGCCGATGATGGTTTCAGCCACTGAGATCGCCAGTGATTATGATGACAATGAAGTAGCAGCAGATCAAAAATACAAAGGCAAAATGCTAGAAGTATCAGGCAATGTTGCAAGAATTGACAGCGGTGTCGGCGATAAGGCGATCGTGCAATTAGTGGGTAAAAATGAATTCCAAACTGTAAGCGCACAAGGCAATAATGATTTTACTCAATACGCAACAACACTTAAAAAAGGACAAGATATTGTCTTGGTGTGTAAAGGTGACGGTGAAGTCATTGGCTCGCCACAACTGAAAAACTGCCAACCAAAATAATGCACAAACCCAGTCTTTACAGATTGGGTTTTTTATTGTATAGTAATCTACAGAGCCTCGAAAACTCTATGTAAGCGTTATCCACAAGCGTTATCTGTGGTATTTTTATGTCTAAAAGACAACTCTTTGCATATCCCTAAGTTAATCTGAATTTTAGCGATTATGCCGAGAGGGTGGCGGTCATACAATACCTTTATGGAAAAGCCGTCCGCCGTGCTTACAGCGGTTTCGAGCCTCTTGGCACCCTATTTATAGGGTAACTTTAATCGAAAAAATGTAAGGAGACATTCTGTGTCTAACATCTCAATCTTTAATTTTGAATCTACCAAACAAGTTCGCACTGCTATCCGTAACGGCGGTGATATTTGGTTTTGTCTGCCTGATGTGGCTAATATTTTAGCAATAAGTAACGCAAACCCTAGCCGTTTCAATCTATCAGAAGCTGGTGTACATAAAATGTATATCAGCTATGAAAGCGGTAAAAAGCAAGTTACTTTTATCAATGAGCCAAATTTATACCGTGTGATTTTTCGCTCAAATAAAGCCGAAGCGGTAAAATTCCAAAATTGGGTATTTGATGAAGTCTTGCCGACCATTCGCAAAACAGGGCAATACACCATCGCCTTTGCAACCAAAGACGAAAGAAAGCCACTGGTGCAAGCGGTAAATATGCTTGTTGGTGAAACTGGGGCGATTTATAGCAATGTGTGGAAAATGGTACACCAACGCTTTGGCGTGGACTGTGTTGATGAGCTGACAGGTGAGCAGGTATATCAAGCGGTTGAGTATGTGCATGGCTTGATATTACAACACGGTAAAAAGCCTGTGGATGATGTCCTGCTTTATAAAGTGCTTGTAGACAGTGCTGTTTACCTAAGAGATTATGCACAACTCATTAAGCAGATGCGTGATATCAGATTCTTTGATGAGAATATGGGTAAAAATATGTATAACTTCGTCGCAGATAACATTAATGACATTGTAAAGCTTACCCATGATATGAAACTGACCAACAAAAATGGCAGACCGATGTTTGAGAAAAATCGCATTAATTATTATGGTGGCGCTACCTTGATTTATCGTTAAGAATTAAACAAGTTTTAAAACCCTGCTCATCAGATGGTGAGTGGGGTATTGGTATTTGTTATTGATAAGTAAAACAAATTGTTCAAACCATATCATGCTTGCTATAATATAATTTCAGCGATACTTTTAGTATTGTTATCATCAAGGAGATGGGTGTATGCAAGATAATGCTAAAAAATCAGATGCAACTCACCACTCTGCTCAACTTTTGCGTGATATGTTTAGTTGCCTAAACCAAGCAATGAGCAGGGAAACCGAGAAATTTCACCAAGAGCAAAAAAAGGTAAAAGAGGAGATTAACCGTGGCGCAAGAATTACCAACCACAGAATCTCTCTTTGATTTTTTATATCTTGACAGCATTAAAATTCGCTCGTTTTATGCGCAGCTGACCGGGTTTGGCTCGTTGGCTAGCATTAAGGCAAATAACGCACTTAATAGCAGCTTAGCGAGCGAGGGTGCTTTTGGCGTAAATGCTATGGCAAAGATTGACGCTAAGGTGAACTATGCTACAGGTGAAAATCAATCTAGCGAAAAGACTTATGATGCGACACCAACATTACCTAGGGAAATGATTGATAAGCTAGACGAGTTAGGATTTATCAGTCGAGAACTTGGTGAGAATTCAGCAGGTAATTTGGTGTTATTAAACGGTGTGCTAAGCATTACAGATATAGAAACACTGCAAAATCTACTTGAGCCAACAATGTACTTTGCAACCGAAGAAGAATACAAGCAATTGTATGGTGATAGAAAAAGGCAGGCGGTAAAGAAAAAGCTTGAGGAAAACAAGCCAGTGGTTCAATTAATTAAGGCTATTCCATATGCACTTGAAGCTAGACTAAAAGTCGGTGAAGACATGGTATGGATGACCTTAAATCGTGGAGAAATGGTCGGCAATCCACACGATATCAACCTAAAGCATGGTAAGGTGTTGTTTGGGGAATATTATGTTTTGGGAGTGTTAGACGCCATCCCAAATGATGATATGAATATAGATATGACAACTGGTAGCTTTGGTGATGTAATCTTGGAATTGTCTCAGTCGCTCAAAGAAACAATGGGTAGGAATACAAGCAGTTATGGTATCACCCCGATTGCTATCTTTAGAGTAATCCGCACCAATCAACAAGTTAAATAGCACTATATAACTTAAAAAACCAACCGTCCTTTATGGGCGGTTTTTTATTGGGTGAATTTATGTTAAATACATATCGTTTAGACATACAGGTAAATGCCGATAGTGCTAATACCGCATTGGGAAATCTAAAAGAGCATTTTGATAAGATTGAACAATCAAGCGGTAAGGCAAGCGTTGGTATTGATGGCTTTTCAGACAAAGCGGATAAGGCGTCAAAATCCAGTAAAAAAGCAGGTGATGAAGCTAAAAAAGCGTCAAATGCTCAAAAAGGCTTGGCAGCATCATTTAAAGAAGCCACAGCCGTCGCAGCGGTTGGCTTTGCTGCTATCTCAGGCACGGTGGCACTATCAATCGGCAAAGCAAATGAATTTGAATCAGCTTTGGCAGGTATCTCAAAAGTCGTGGACTTTAAAAGCCCTGACGGACTAAAAGATATGCGCGCAGAGCTTGAAGCGCTTAGTACGCAAATCCCTTTGACATTTACAGAGCTTGCACAAATTACAGCGGCAGGCGGTCAGCTTGGCGTCGCTGAAGAAAACTTGATTGCATTTACAAGATTAACCGCTGACATGGCAACTGCTTTTGATATATCTGCTGAGTCAGCAGGTGATAGCATGGCTAAACTTGCTAATATTTTCAGTAAGCCGATTGAAGAGATGGGCGAATTTGGCGATATGATTAACACTATATCAAATAATATGCCTGCCAAAGCTTCTGAAATTGTCGAATCATTAACACGAATTGGCGGTACGGCTAAAGCGTTTGGTTTAGCTGAAAAAGAAGCGGTCGCACTAACAAGTGCAATGATCTCATTGGGTAAAGCGCCTGAAGTAGCAAGTACAGCGATTAACTCAATGCTAACAACTTTATCGACACTTGATGTTGCAGATAAAGATGTAGCGGCATCACTAAAAGCCATGGGGCTAAATGCTCAAGAATTTGGTAAGACAATCAGAGAAGATGGCTATAAAGCTATCATGCAACTGCTTGAAGGCATTGAGCAATTACCAAAGGATCAGAAAATTGGCATTGTGACCGATTTATTTGGTAAAAACTTTGGCGATGATATTGTGCAATTAGCAGGTGCACCTGATGTTTTAGAGAAAATTAATGAATTGTTAGCCGAACAACAAGGCTATATCGGTTCAATGGCTCAAGAAGCGAAAAATGTCTCAAGCACGAGTGAAGCACGCAATCAGATGTTTTTAAACTCTCTGGAAAATGCAAGCGCCGCTTTGGGCGAAGTGTTTAAACCTGCGCTTGATAGCGTCAGAGATGCAGTCATTCCTGTGCTTAATGCATTCGCTGACTTCACAAAAGAAAATCCGACCTTTGTCGCTGCTATCGTAGGTATCGCAGGCGCATTTACTGGCGTTTTAACAATCCTTGGTGGCGTATTAGCTGTATTGCCAATTTTGGCATCAGGTTGGGCGATATTAACCGCAGGCGCAACGGTTGCTGTTGCACCAATCTTGGGTGTTGTCGCTGCTATCGCTGCTGTCGTCGCTGTCGGTGCACTATTGTATGATAACTGGGACTTAATCAAAGCCAAAGGGCAAGAGATTTGGGCAGCAGTCAGTGACTATGCAAGCCAAGCTTGGGAAAGCATACAACAAGCTTGGCAGGGCGTTGGCGAATGGTTTGGCGAGCTTTGGGATAAAGTCAAACAGACCTTTTTTAATTGGTTATCACAAATGCCAAAACCAGTACAAGACATGGTAGCTAATATTGGTGAAATATTTAGCACAATTGTGGATGTGGCAGGGGCGGTTTGGGATGGCATTGCCAATATTGCTAAAAGTGTGTGGCATGCGATAACAAAATTTGTCTCTTACGCCATTGATAAAATAAAGCCTATCATCAAATCTGTTTTAGAGTTTTTTAAAAACGCATGGGACGGCTTGGTCGGTATTGCTAAAACCGTTTGGCAGGCGGTTGTCAGTGTTGTTAGCCATGTTTTTGATAAAATATCTGGCATTATCAGTACACAATTTGAAGCCATGAAAGCGATTTTTATGGCAGGTGTTACCATCTTTGCCAGTATTTTTAATGCAGGCTTTGAGATGGTTAAAAATATATTTAGCACCGCTTTTAAAGTGATAAAAGCCGTATTAACTGGCGATATGCAGGGCGTAAAAGACGCCATCAAAGATGGTTTTCAAAAAGCCGTTGATATCTTAAAAAAATTGGTTGGTAACATTGTAGATGCCTTAAAAAAACTTGGCAAAGATTTACTACAAGTTGGGCGTGATGCCATGCAGGGCTTTATTAATGGTATCAGCGAGAAAATAGATGCAGCGGTTAGCAAAGCCAAACAGATGGCAAGTAGCGTAAAAAATGCCGTTACAGGCTTTTTTGACATTCATTCGCCGTCTCGTGTGATGAAACAAGTTGGTGGCTGGATATCAGAGGGCTTGGCAATTGGTATCGCCTATAAAGCACCGATAGCAGCCAAAGAAGCCAAAAACCTTGCTAAAAGCGTAAAAAATGCCCTTGAAAGCGACCTTCAAAAAACCGCAGAAGAGATATTTTTAACCAAACAGCACATTAAAGGCAACCCATACGCCCAGCTAACCAAAGACATTGCCTTTGGTAAATACGGCAAACAAGACACCAGCCGATTACAAAAGTTGGCACAAGAGCAAATCTTACAAAGCAATATTTTAACGCTCACCCAACAGCTGCATGAAGCCCAGCAAAATCTCGCCAATGTGGGGTTGACTAGCATTGAAATCATGCAAAGACAATATGATGAAACCGACAAATCTGTGCGAGCGTCTTTGGATTTGTTTGAGCAAGTCAAGAAAACAAGTCAAGAGCTAATTGATGCAACCAATCGCCATGAGGCGACCCAAGCGTTTGAAAGCACGCTAAAAGACATCAAAAAACAGATGGCAATAATGGGTAGTCAAGATCCATTGGCTGAGTTTTTATATGACTTACAAAATGCTGATAAATACGCTTATTATACCACTGAGCAGTTGGCAACTCTTAAAGATGAGATGATTAAGCTACAAAATGCCAAAGACGCCAAACAAGCAAGCGATGGCATTAAGGAAAGTCTAAAAGATATTAACAAACAGCTGGCATTGCTAGGCAGTAATCACCCCTTAGATGACTTTTTTTATGAGCTTGAACAGACAGACAAATACGCCCATGCGACCACTGATGAAATCAATGAGCTAACAGACGCCATCTTTAAGCTACAAGACGCCAAAGATAAGCTAAATGCCAAACAGGCATTTGATAAGCTGATGAAAGATACAGCACTGGCAAATGAAACGCCAGCTCAAAGGCTACAGCGTGAATATGATGAAAAAATGGCGGTAATTGATAGGTATGAGCAAATGCACAGCGATAAGCTTGGGGACGCCACAAGCCTAAGACAGCAAATCACCGAGCGATATGAGCAAGCCGAAAAAGATGCTAAAGTCAAAAACTATCAAGAGCATTTAACAGCATTTGCAGGGTTTTTAAAAAACACAGCAGGTGAGCAGTCCAAAGCCTACCGTGTGATGTTCGCTGCGTCAAAAGCCTATGCGTTGGCGGATGTGGGCGTTAAAATGGGTAAGGCGGTTGCTGATGCTTGGGCAGACCCATCAGCGGTGACAATTTGGCAGAAACTTGCCAATGTCGCCAAAGTGTCTTTGGAACAGGGGCATGTGTTAAGCATGATTAACGCCATTAGCCCCAAAGGGTTTGCCACAGGGGGCTACACAGGCAACATGGGGATAAATCAGGTGGCAGGGGTAGTACATGGTCAAGAATATGTACTAAATGCTAAAGCTACAAAGCGTATCGGCGTTGGCAATCTTGAACGGCTAAACCGTGGTGATGGCATTGGTGGTCATGTCAATCATATTAATGTCCATGTAACCGTAAACTCTGACGGTAGTAATGTCCAAGCCGATACCCAAATGGGTAAAACCATGGGCGAAGCCATGGCAAAAATCGCTCGGCAAGTCGTGATACAAGAGAGCAAACAAAACGGACATCTTGACAGGCTATACCGCAGATAAGCAAAAACCCAACTGTTTGCACCAGTTGGGTTTTTTATCACCCCTTTAAACAGTACTTAAAAGGATAATTTATGGGTGATTTTATCACATTTTTAACCTATATTGAAAGTGAGAAATTAAATTTGAGAGAAAAGACAATGAAAACTTTTAATTGGGACATATCGGCAGACAGTAGCGAAACAACCGCCTTAAATACCACCATAACCGCCTTTGGTGATGACTACGAGCAGGCGGTAAGTTTTGGCATTAACAACAGCCGTAAATCATGGCAATGTAGTAAGACTGACACAAAGGCGGTGATTGATGAGATTTTGAGCTTTTTATTAAATACCAAAGGGGTAGAGCCATTTACCTTTGCCCCCATCAAGGGCGAGCCTGCCATTAAAGTCCGCCTAGATGGTGAGATATCACGCCAAAAGACGGGGGGCGATGTTTGGCAAATTGGGTTTACTTTAAAGCAGGTTTTTTAACCCAAACCGCCCATCTGATGAGCGGTTTTTTAACTCGCCGACATTAATGTCGTCGACATACCCACAGCCCTTGATGAATAAGGGCTTTTTTTAGGAGCAAAAAAATGAGTGAAACAACTCTAACCGAAGTATCACGCACCGAGGCACAGGTATTACAGAGCTTTATCGCACAGGTGGATTACTGGAAAAACCAACATGGCGATAAAGCTGCCACCATTGAAGTCATCTACTACCCTGAGGATGACGGCTTTGAGGTGGCGAACGGTGAGCCTAACAACGGCGTGCTAAAACGCAATCGCACCACGGCGTTTCGTGCTGACCTTTTAGCGTGGGCGTCCAATCAACTGCGTCAACTGCAAGGCTGGGACAACAGCCAAACAGTCACCGAGTTTAGCTTGTCTTATAAAAATGACCGTTATGGGGTGCGTGCTGCCCTTGCCAGTGAAGCCACAGACAAGGCAGATGATGGGGCTGAACAGGCTGAACAAGATAAGTAAGCTAAGGTAAGTTTAACTTACTGGTTAAACTGGGAAGTAATAGCCTAAGTGCTTAGCGTTATGCAGGCACTTGGGCGGATTAATCAAATGAGATTGCCATGAGTTTTAACACCGACATACAACAAACCACTGTACAAGGCTTTATTACCTTGTATGAGCTTGACGCACGAAAATTGGGCGGTGAGATTTACCGTTTTCATGGGCATAACGATGGGGTGATTAGATGGCAGGGGCAGGATTTTCATCCCATCGCCATCAAGGCAGACGGCCTTGAAATGCGTTCAGATGGCAGAGCAAGCACGCCTAAGCTTAGCATTGGCGATAAGATTAATGGCATACAAGGGGCGGTATCAGCCCTTTGCCGATTGTATGATGATTTTGCAAGGGCTAAGCTTACCGTAACGCATACCCTGCAGGCGTATCTTGACAGCCATGATGCCCAAAATTACCGCCAGCAAGAATGGTACATAGAACAAAAAGTGAGCGAAAACCCAAGCCTTGGCATTGTAGAATTTGAGCTATCAAACCCTGTGGACTTTGAAGGGCAAAAAATCCCTGTGCGTCAAATCACCACCTATTGTAATGAAGCGGTCTGTGGTCGTTATCGTGGCGAAGTGTGTGGTTATACAGGTACAGCACGATTTACCCATGATGGCAAGCCAACCGATGACCCTACTTTGGACAGATGTAGCGGTTTATTAGCCCACTGTAAGTTAAGGGACAATGAAGGCAGTTTTTGTGGATTTCCTGCCGCTGGTTTGGTTTGAAATCCCAATACTTGTATTGTATAATCTCTTAGTTATTTGTATTAAAAAAGATCGGTAAATATGAAATCTATTATAGCTTTAACTTTATTGTTTGTTTTAACTGCTTGTAGCACCAAACCAATAGTTAATTATACAGAAACAGTCTCCCTTGTTGATAACAATGTAACTTCTGATAGAAGTACGATAGTTGTTAGGCGTGATATGGGGTTTATGGGTTCTGGTTGCCCTGTGGAGATATATTTGAATGGTGTAAAGTACGCAAGATTGCAGTCAAGTCAAAGTATTAATATTCACACAACCGCAGGTACGCATATTTTATCCGCTAAATTTACTGGCAGGGGGTTTTGTCAGGATAGATTAAATGAAACAGAAGTTACCATTCAGAAAAATGAAAGTAAGTACTATCGTCTAGCAATGAATGCTAATGGTGATTTTCACATATTCCCAACATTATCCACTCCAATACAGTAAGTTTTGTATTTGTTGTAACAACCGCTCATCATGGGCGGTTTTTTATTGGAAAAATTTATGCGACTAACCAAAACCATTAAAGAAGCTATCCACGCCCACGCCAAATCCGCCTATCCTAACGAGTGCTGTGGGCTTATCATAGATGGGCAGTTTTATCCTTGTAATAATATTGCCCCAAATCCTACCGAGCATTTTGAGATAGACCCCATTGACATGTTTGAGATGGGGGAAAAGGGCAAATACAAGCGATTGTCCATAGCCACCCAAACGGCAATGCTGAGCCGTCCGAAGTGGATAGGGTGCAGATGGGCATACATGGGATAGATTGGGTGATTTGTGCTTTTGGTTACCACGCAGGTGGCAAAGAGTACTTTGATGTCAAATGCCATAAACCCAAAGCGTATCAAGCCCCATTATTAGGGCGTGAGTATCATCATGGCGTGCAAGACTGTTATAGCTTGGTGCGTGATTATTACAGCCGTGAGCTTGATATTCACCTGCCTGATTTTCACCGCAGAGATGGCTGGTGGGAGAATGAGAACCATGAACCACTTTATGAAAATAACTTCACCAAAGCAGGCTTTATCAAGGTGCAAGACAAAAACGACTTACAAAAGCACGATGTCATCTTGTGCCGTGTTGGGCGTACCCATCATGTCAATCATGCCTTGATTTGGCTTGGCGATGATGGAAGTTAA